CCGTTAGGACAGTCAGTTTTAACGAACCATGCATCAGTGTCTGTTAGATAATGGTTCACTGTGTACCCTTCAGGTAACATGCCCATATTTCTAAGTGCGTTGCTGTCATTGTCAGCCGTACCAACTCTAAGAGTAGAATTTAAAATTCTATCAGCTACAAATTGAATGTTTACTGGAAGAATCATTTTTCTTCCGTTCATTGCAATTTTTAGTCCTCTTTCGTCGATAAAACCAGCAATATCAATCATCGCTTGTTCTAATGAGGTTTCGTTTAAATCTGCATCTGTTGCACTTCTGTTTGAGAAAGTGCCACCAAAAGTAGTTGGGTGTGCTGTGCTAGCTAATGTAACACCATCACCACCAGTAGTTGAGAATGCATTGTTTAACACATTCGCTCCTCTTACTTGTTTAGTGTAAGCCATAGATCTTGCTAAAGCTTTAGTGTAACGAGCAGATAAAGTGTCATAAAGGTTATCCTCTACTGCTTCTTCCGTTAACGCAAACGCTAATGCGATTGTATCGTGAACGTATCTTGCAGTGAAAGATTCTTTTGCAGTATCAAATGCTACTGCTGATCCTTCTGGTTTTACCGCTGCTTCACCAAAACCTACTAACATTACTTCTTCTTCAAAAGCTCTGTCAGAAGATTCTTGACTGAAAATTTCAGCAGACTCATTTTCGTATCTTTTGTACTCTAGTCCAAACAATGCGTTTAGTCCAGGTTCTAGCTCTTTGGCGAGCTGGGCTCTATTAATTGCCATTTTCTATTCTCCTATTCCTATACGCCTTGAGTACCAGTACCACCCATAAGTTGGTGATTATTAATTTTAACTACGAAAACACTGTTATTAGCAGTTTTATCGTTGCTTGGGACATCCCAAAAACTAATTAATCTCACTTGATGAGTAGCAGTAGTATTCTTGCTGCTTGAATCTATTTCAACACCAGAAACACCCGTAACGGTATTACCAGCTCCGAAAACTAGATTACAGTTTTCGTTTAAATTTGCTGCAACAAGATTAACTGAATCAGAGTCTTGTTGAGCTATAAATGATTGTTGTGGGTCATCTACTATGAATCCTACAGCATCACCAGGTGATGTGCTTGCAGGAAAGTAAGGTCTCCATGTTGGTTTACTTGTAGAGGGATCAGTATAAAAACATCCTCTAAACACGCCACAAAATGCAGTGCTAGCAGTGCCTACTTCAACAGTTCCATCGTTTTTGTATGTAACGGGGTCCCCTGTAAAAATAGCTGTGCTTTGATTGTCACCGATTGAGTATTGAGTTAAACCACCATTATTTGGATTTTGACCAACTTTTGCAATTGGAATTAAACCAAATGCGCTATCAATATTTGCCATATTGTCATCCTTTAATAGTTTTGGAGGTCAAAAATCCTACTAATTAGTCTTTTTTTCCACCAAAGGTTACTCTGCTTTGCCTCTCTTTTGAGATCGGCATGCTTGGATGCTCGTTTTTCATTAGATCATTATCTACTGAAGCCATCTGATCATCGGTTAAGCGCCTGAAGTAAGCGTCTCTATCTTCTTTGACCTCGATCGGACATCTCATTAATAATAACCCACCAACTCCTATAACACCTTTATATTTACCTTCAGCGATAGACGGTAAGTCTAATCGATCAGGATGCTCACTTAACATGACAAATTCGTAACCAGAACGAAGACGGCCCATGATGTTTTTTTCATCTTGTTCGCCTCTAAATTCTGCTCGAACCCATCTGTGGTGAAATCCTTCAGGTGGTTCTGGTGCCTCTAAGTTTGATGGAGGAACCCATCCTCTTTTACGAGCAACCTTTTCACGGGTTTCAGCTTTGCGTGAGGTCTTTTTAAGTTTTTCAACTTTTTGTGTTTCAGTATTCATTTACGCCTCCTTCACGTGTTTTGCGTATTCTTCCAAGGGCACACCAAGTTTTTTTGCGATAGCAACTTGTGAAGGTGTGAGTCTCACAGTGCGGCGTCCAGTGGACGATTTTCGTACAACCGATGCAACTTTTTGCTTCGGTCGACTTACCTCCCCTCCATCGTTAAATTTATGGGGAAACTCTTTTCGTATACGTTTATCTATCTCAGTATAATATTCATCGTCTCTTGCGTCAATACCCTCTTTCATTAACTGAGTATGAATATCATAAGCTGTATAAGTCATAGCATTGTCATTGCCAAACCATTCATTTTTCTCGGCCCACGCAACAGCTTTTGGATCAGCTTGTTGTTGAGACTGTTGAGTCTGAGGTTGTTTATCAATAGCTTGATTAATATCCTCTACGGGTGCTTTTTCAATTTCAGCTTTCCTTTGAAGAGCTTTAGCTTTTGATACTTTTAACCTTTCATCTTCTATAGTTAAACGAGCAATTTCTTGTTGAGCAGCAACTTGTTTTTCAACGTCTTTAGCATGCACAGCAGCTTCCATTGCTCTTTTTGCAAATTCTTTTTGATTAGCAAGAGCTTTTTCTCTTTCCACTAACATTGAATCATTTTGTACAATGTTAGAAGATCTAATTTTATCGTTTTCGTCTTTTACTTGTTTTGCATAATCTACAGCAGCTTGTTCACGTCTTTCAGCTTCACGCATTTTACGTGTAAGTTTATCAATACGTTTTTTTACGCCTGCACTATACTCTTCAAGTTCTTCTTCTTTTGTTTCAGTTACCTCAACTTGTGGTTTTTCTTCTACTACTTGAGTAACTTCTTTTTCTTCTTTAACTTCAACAACTGGAGCTTCTCCTTCTGTTGTTGCTACTACATCATCTTTTTTATCTTCTTTTAATGTTACATCTACAGCATTACCCGACGTATCAATAGGTACGAGTTTTTCTGAAGATGGTGTTATTGCTTCTGGCATGGTACCTCCATGTTATAAAATGTTAGCTGGCAAAATATCTCTCGGGTCATCGATAACAGCCAGTATTTCGTCATCGTTAACTATTCTAAGTTCACCACCGTCTATCTTAATACGAGATCCTGCATATCTAGTAATAAGAACCCAATTACCTTCTTTACACCAAGGTCCATCAGGAAATCTTTCTTTATCTTTATAACAACTCGGTCCCATTCTTAAAACTTTACAAACATTTGTAGCAATTTGAGATTGTTCTACTGTGTCGTCAGTAAGATGTAATCCTCCTGAAGTTTTGCTTTCTAGTTTTAGAGGATATAATACCATTCTAAACCCAGTAGGTTGCGGTACTTTTTCTAATTCTTTTTTTGCTTTTTCAGGGGTTTTAGTATCCCATACGTGTTTTGGGACAATTAGTTTAGGTTTATTCATCTTCTAGCTCCGTTTTCTTTAGCAGGTCCGTGAGTTCCTGTACTTCTTGTTCTAAGGCATGTAACTTACCTGTTAAATACCTATATTCCTCCCAATCTTTTACACCTTGTAATATAGCTTGTTTTACTTGGTCTTGTCTAGAGATTAATTGTTTTTTGTAATATGTAAAAAAATTCTCTAAGCGCATTGAGCCATAATTTTTGACAAACTTTCGCAACGATTGGTTGTCTGTGCATGCCAACGGGAATCCAACATTTCCATACTTGCCTTTTGATAATCGCGTGCTTCAAGGGCAGAAAGCATATTTTTAAAATTTCTGACCCCCTGAGTTCCAAGCTGAAAAACCATTTCCGTTACTATATTTTTAGCTTCAATATGTAATTCTTGAATATGACCAACTAATTGATCAGCGCCCATTTCTGCTTTTGCAAAATCTTTATCAAATAATTTTAATAATTCATTTTTGCTATATTGTTTTCCATTTTCAAATTCATCTTCATCAGTAATGAGGTGCCCGAACCCTATCGTAGCCTTACCTAGCGAGTCAAGGTAGGGGGTATCACGAAATCCTTCGTGGTCACGTATTCTTTTTTTTAAAACTTCAGACATTCTTTCTCCTTATATAAATATTTTAGTTTTCTGTCTTTTACTCGGGAGCATTCTACTAAATCCTCTCGGATAAACCTCTATATACCCTCCTGAATCCTTTTTTACAATCTTATTTCCATGTTCTGAAGCCCATTTTTTTGCCATTTCTGGCTTATTAGCATAAAGATATGCTCGTTGTTTTTTAGATCTAAATGGCACTTTTTATTTAAAACCTTTAAGAGTTTTTGCTAATCTTGCTCTTTGTCCCAGTTTACCTTTTTTCTTCGCTGCGGTATTAAGTTTTTTTGCAGGAATATCTTTTCCTTTTTTTACACCTAAAGATTTACGAAGTGCACCTGGTTTCTTAATTGCTTTTTGAATCCATTTACCATCTTTAGCTTTAATAACAGAAGTTTGAGCCGAACTTTTTACCATTCCACCTTTTCTTCTTGTTTCAGGAACTTTAGTTCCAACGTTTCTTTTTATTTGCATAGTACCACCTGTTAAAGTTTTACCTTTTAAGCCTTGACCAGTTGGATCACCAATAGGTTTTCTTGCAATATTTCTTCCTAAGTTTGCCGCATTAGCTATACGTTGCCTAACGCCCATTCCTGGTCCTTTAGGTATTGCCATTACTTCGCTATTCCAAACCCACGTTTAGCAATTCCACCACCTCTACGTCTAATTACACCGCCAGAAGCTCTATTTGTAAGATCAGGTCCATCTTTTTTTCTTTTTACCCTAGGGACAGCTCCAGGTTTAGCATCTCCTAAAGCTTTTCTTCTTTTTCTAAAACGACTCATATTACTGTTAAATTTATTTCTTAACGTTTTTTTATCGTCAGGGTCCATGTTATCAAAAAATCTTTGAGCACTAGCAATCATTCCTGCTATTCCTGCTTCGCCCAAATTTCCTTTTTTTAATTTTTCTCTAAGATCGTCAAGTCTATCTATTAATTCCTTTTTATCACTCATTTTGCAATCCCCATTCCACGTTTAGCTATTCCGCCACCACGTCTTTTAATCGGTTTACGTTTTGTAGCGCCTCCTTTTTTCATTCTATTAGGATTATAACCAACGATGCTTTCAACAGTTGGATCTTTAGAATAACCCATTGGATTCATTCCTCCGCCCATGCTACCACCACGGTTTTTTTTCAATTCTCCTACAATTCTTTTTTTCTCTGCTTTTAAATTTTTCTTACCTTTTTTAGTGTAAGCTTTTTCTGAATCTACTCGACCAAGCTCTTCAAGTCTATTCATTCTTTTAGTATTAGCCATGGCTATCTCCTATTTAGTTAATCCCTTGGCTTTTTCGAAACTTCTCATGCCCGCGACTCCGAGCATTGAAGTGACAATTGCTAGTAAGGGCCCAGTCTGAATTTCAGGAGCTGAAATAGCCATACCAGAAAATTTTGCGTACCATTCTATGCAAGGGGATAAAATGAACTCAAACATTAAAGCAAAGGCTCCGACCCATCCTATAGCAGGGCGCCAACCGCTCACGAATACGGAGCGGTGACCTGCCTCTTTTGCATTGACATCCAACTGTTTCTCAGCGAGTTTTTGTTGAATGCGTTGCATTAAAATCTTTTTATCTAATTTCTCTTCTTCTGAGGTATGAAGTTCATCGATTACATTAGTAATTTGTTTTAAGGCTCCGCCTTTACCTCCTAGTAATCCACCGATGAGATTTAACATTATGCAGCTCCACCTGTCATGCTAGAAATAACGATTACAACAACGACAGCTACAATACCCGCCTTGATCCAATCCTTCATTTTCCAATCCGACCACTCTTTAACGTGTGCCCATAAATCTTTTAATAGGTTCATATGACCTCCTTTTTAAAGCGATTAACTTACATCATGTTCGCAGTTTTTGCAATCACATGATTGACAAGAACCACCATCGCTGCAATGACAGCCATGGTTACAATTTTTACACTCTCCCATAATCTCTTCTTTTTTTAATGTCCATCCATACCTTTCGCTGTAATAAGCGTTAAAAGTAGGGATGTTGTCCACTAAAAAACGCCTTTAAAAGGAACCTTTTTAATTTGCATTTTACTGCGTTGACCTTTTGGTCCACTACCTAAATTATCTACTTTTGAAGGACCTTGAACTCTTAAAGCTGCTGTTGAAGGAGCATAAGCTTTATTTACAGTAGGACCTGCATAAGGATTTAAATCACTAGAGACAGTCATTTTTGCATTTGGATATAATTTCCCATTATAATATTTTACCATTTTTTACCTCAATGTATTGTTGGTTTTATTAACTCAATAAAATCAAACGTGTTTTGCTCCATGATATGCTTTGCATCATCAGGATTCATATGATTAAAATATAAAACTCGAGCTGCACTCATGAAAGCACCTGCTAAGAGTATATTATCTTCATCACATTTGGAAGTTTTTTCTGCCATAACCATTAATTCTTCAAACCATTTATGTAATTTTTCTTCAGCTTGACTCATAGTTTCTACATTAGACTTAGAAGACACTTTTACAAGCCCTAGATTAGTTATCAAAACGAATATTTTTGTTTACATCCACAGTTCTTGGACGTTTTTTGCTTTTTTCTATTTCTTTTTGTTTTGTTAAATTAACATTAGCTCTTAATTGAGCAATATCTTCTTGAGAATCAATACGATCTTGAGCAATTTGTGCATCTTGACGTAATTTTTGTTCATCAATACCTATTTTAGCTTCATCTACCATTGATTTTCTTTGTAAATCTTGTGCTCTAAGGTTAATTTCTTGTTGTTTTAATCCAACAAGAGGATCTTCACTCATTTGTTGTAGCATTTCTGCTTCTTCAGCTACCATTTCATCGGTCATTTCAGCAATTTTTTCTGAAACTTGACTTTCTATCTCTTCTTGCATCTGTAATTGTAATTCTTCTGGCACTTGACCACCAAATTTAGCTGCAACTTGTTCTATTTGTGCTTTTGACTCTTCTTCTACTTCTTCTCTTGCTTGAATGCTTACATGATCCATAATATGACCTTGTAATATTGCCATTACTTGAGGATTATTTTTAACTAACATAGATGACATAAATGCTCGGTGTGCATCAACGTGAGCCATTTGATTTTGTCCTCTAAAAGCCGTTAAACCTTGTCCTTTTAATGAAGATGCATTCTCTAATCCTGGATCTTGTGGTTGTGGTTCAGGAGGAACAGGTAATCTCCTTT